TATTTCAGAAGCTAGGGCTGAACAATTACTTAATAAATTATGGTCTGATTTTCCTGAAATAAATGAATGGCAAGAAAAAGTTCTTGAAATTTATGACAAAAAAAGATACGTGGAAATTCCCCCTGGTAGAAGAAGATATGCACCATTGACAAGAAATGAAATTTTAAATACACCAATTCAGGGTGGGGCTGCATCCATCATAAGTAGGATGATGAATATTTTATCAAGACGAAAATATCATATAATGATGAATGTGCATGATGAATTAGTTTTTTGTGTAAAAGAAAAAGAAGTAAAAGATTCTATTAAAGAAATTCAATCAGTTATGGAATATAGTCATTTTGATTTCATGGGGGATGTGCCTTTAGTTGTTGAAGGAAGTATTGGATTTGACTGGTTTCATACAGTTCCTATTAAAGAGGTCTTTATATGAAAAAAATTTTAACCTCTATATTTTTATTTAGCACTCTTTGGTGGTTATTGATTGCAACTATTCCCATCAAACTTTTGGAAAGTGAAGATCCGGTTGTACATCAACGAATGTTAGAAAAATTTATGGAATTAGTACAACAAAAACTAAGTACTTGTATAGAGTTTGAAATTACAGCGATGGAAAACGAAGAAAATGAAAAATTAGTTGATGTTATTGTACAATGTCATAAATTTGAGATATAATGAAGAATATATATGAAGCTATTTGTGATTCTATTTATAAGATTACTGGTGAATATTATGGTAAAGGCAATTTTACTTATAAACCAACAAAGTTAATTTTAAATCATAAAGCTAAACATGCTTTATTTGATTATGTTGTAAAAAATAATAATCTAACTTCTTTATGTGGGATAGATTTTAAATACTTTTTAGGAATTCCAATAATAATTAGAGATTTTAATGAAGATTATACAGATTGGAGAATAGAATAATGTTCCATATTAAATATAGGCCAAATTCTTTAGAGGGGATTTTCGGACACCAAGAAATAGTAAAGGGTTTAAAAAATATATTTAATGCTAAAGAGACCCCGCACGCATTCCTGTTTTCTGGTGTTTCGGGAACGGGGAAAACAACTTTTGCAAGAATACTTGCAAATATGCTTAAAGCGGATAAAAATGAAATAATAGAAACAAATATAGCAAATGAAACAGGGATTGATTTTATTAGAGAAATAAGTGAATCCGCAAAATACTCCCCCCTTTTAGGGGCAAGTAAAGTATTTATATTAGATGAGATTCAAATGCTCTCCAAAGAAGGGATGAACTGTTTATTGAAGGTGATGGAAGATACACCAAAACATTCTTATTTTATTTTATGCACAACAGATCCCCAAAAATTGCTTCTTCCTTTAAGAAATAGATGTTTGCAATATACATTAAAATCTTTACAAGATAATGAAATAGCATCTCTTTTAGATAAAGTCATTAAAGAAGAAGGTATTGAAACCATAGAGGATATCAAAAATCTCATAATATTTAAGGCTGAAGGAATCCCAAGATCAGCACTTGTATATTTAAATCAAATTCAGGGAATTACAAATTTTGAAGAGGCTTCTACAATCTTATCAGATAATATAACAGAAGAGGGGGAAATTATAGAATTATGCAGAATGATGATTAAAAGACCAAGAGTCAACTGGAAAGATTTGGTTAAAACATTTGAGAATATAAATATAGAGCCGGAATCTTTACGAATTGTTACTGCTGGTTATTTGGCAGCATGTTTAAAAAAGGCTGACAGTCCAAGTATTTATGCAGAAAAATTGGAACTTTTTCTTAGCCCATTGACATTTGGTAGCCAGAAATCAGAAATTTTACTTTTACTGTATAAGGCTTGGTGTTTATAATTATTATATGAATACACAATATTATTCCCATTTATGTGCCTGTGGCTGCGGTGGAAAAATTAAAAATAATCTCTTTACATTTTAAAATATATAGGATATACTTAACAATAGGAGGATTTATAAATGGGATATAGAGAAGATTTAAAGATAGATGAGAATGATTTAGACGAAGAGTGCTTGAAACAACCAGTTCTGTTTGAACACTATACACAGAAACTAACCCCTCTTTACGAATTAAGGGATGAAATTAAATTAGAAGTGGAAAGATTTGCGGCAAAGTTGGATGGAGTTATTAGAGAAGCCGCTTCTGCTGATGGTAAAAAGATAACAGAAACCATGGTTCAGAATGAAATAATTAGAAATATTCAATATTGTGATTTACAACAAAAGTATATTAAAGTATGTACAGAAGTTAAAGAGGGTGAGATTATTCGGGACTCCTTTCAACAAAGGAGAGATATGTTAAAGATTTTGGCAGAATTGTACACTTCAGGGTATTGGTCTACTGTTGAACCAAAAATAGTTAAGAAACAAGGAACAGAAGCATTAAAAAATAAATTGGAACAAAAAATAGCAGAAGACAGAATAGAAAATCGTGTATCACAAAAATAACTTTAAAGGAGAAAAATAATGAACAAAAGTAAATGGAAGGCACCAAGTGCAGATGCATTAAAGACAGCTTATGATAATCGTGGGAAATACCCAGATAGTAATAATAGGAAATACTTTTTCACTCCTTTGGGTGATTCTTTGCTATGGAAGGTAACTGATAAATCCCACAAGGTCAGGCTTCTTCCGGTTCATCCAGATGATAATATTAATTTTTATGGTGCAACAATCCATGTTCATACTAATGTGGGTGTGAATGGGAATCAACACCTTTGTCCAAAGAAAATGCTAAGTAAGCCTTGCCCAATATGTGAACAACAGGCGGAGTTATGGGAAACTGAGCCAGAAATGGCTAAGGATTTATATCCACAGACAAGGTATTTGGTATGGATGGTAGATCTTAGTGTTCCAGTGGATAAGCAAAGAACACAGCTTTGGTCTTGCCCAAGAACAGCTATGGATGATATTTTAGGGGTCAGCTATAAAAAAGCTACTGATGAAATTGTCAATTTAGCAAATTTAGATGGTGGATTTGCTATTTATTTTGATAGGGAGAAGACACCAAATACTACATTTTCAAAGTATAAGAATTTTCAATTAGATGATTCTCCAACTGTTGCAAAAGATGCATGGGTTAATGGGATTGTTTCTTTTGAAGAAGTTCTATCCTATGCGACTTATACAGAAATAAAGAATGATTTTTTAGGTACTGATGATGTGGATGCAGAAGTTCCAACAAAAGTGGGTGTTTCACCGAATGTTGAAACTACTCAAAGTAGTGAAACTGTTGATGAAACAGAAATAACAAAAGAATTAGCCTCTAATACAGATATTGATGCAATGGATAGGGATGAATTAGAAGCTTTGGCCTCTTTAGCTTTAGTAGAGGATTTTGAAGAATCTGAAATAGAGGAAATGGGGACTAAGAAACTTAGAAGATTGGTAAAGGAAGCTGTAGAAAATAAAGTAGATCCCCCCACTGTTGTAAAAGAAGAAACAACAGACCCACGGGAAATATTGAAACAGAAACTTAGGGAAAGGGTTAAATAATGAATTTATGTGAGGATGGGCATGATGAAGTTTGCTTTGAGAGTAGGGATTGCCCTGTTTGTAATTTAAAAGAAGAAATGCAGACAGAAATAGATGAATTACAATTAAAACTTTATAATGCAGAAAATGACAATTAGAAAGGAGAAATAAAATGTTAGACTTTATTTATGGAAAAATAGCAAATGTGTTACCAAATCGGTTGGTTTACTGGTGTTTTGTCCGGGTAATCCTTTGGGGGACAACTGAGGAATATGCTGATTCAAATCCTGCAAGAATTACAGCATATAAATTATTGGAAAGATGGGATGCGAAATAATATAATTGGGTTTAAATTATATGATAAAGAACTTTTTATGTTGGATAGACCCCCTAAAGAGTCATATTCGGTTGTTAGGATTGTTGGTGAAGCACGAAATGTAAAAAAATTAAATTACTTAATTAAGCATCATGAAAGTTTTTCTCAAGAAATATTAGAACAATTACAATTATTTTATAAGGAAATAAATTAAATGGGTAGAAAAAAGAAAGTAATTGAAGATTCCACAGAAGAAGCTGATAAAGATATAGATATTGATGAAGAAGAGGATTCTGCTGATGATAAAATATTTATATCTTCTGGTGGAACTTTATTAAATTTAGCCCTAACAAATACAATAGATAATGGTTATAGGGCTGGTAGGATTGTAAATATTGTGGGGGACAAATCAAGCGGAAAAACATTACTTGCAATAGAAGTAATGAGTTATGCCTATCATGTAATGAAAAAGAATTATGATATGAAACTTATCTATGATGAGGGGGAAGCCGCTTTTGACAAAGAATATGCTTCTAAATTAGGACTTCCTGTTGATAAAATTGATTTTAGAGAATCAGAAACAATTGAAGATTGGTACGCAAGTCTTGAGAAAGAAATTAATTTACCATCAAAGGATAAAAAAGACTTCACAATATATATATTAGACAGTTTAGATAGTATTGTTTCTGAGGGGGAACTAGAAGAGGATTTTAATAAAGGTGGTTTTGGCATGAATAAACAGAAGCAAATGTCGAAACTATTTAGAAGATTGATTAGAAAACTTAGAAAAAATAATATTTTAGTAATAGTAATTTCACAACTAAGAGATAAGATCGGGGTAACTTTTGGAGAGACTAAAACACGTGCTGGAGGAAGAGCTTTAGACTTCTATGCAAGTATAATACTATGGTTATATGAAAAAGGTAAGATTAAAAAAGGGAATTTACCGGTTGGGTTGGAAATTAAAGCTAAAGTAAAAAAGAATAAATTATGGAAGCCTTGGAGAGAATGTGATTTTAGTATTTTATTTGAATATGGTATTGATGATATAGGCAGTAATATAGATTTCCTAAAAGAAAATAAAATTTGCGTTGATTCTGGTGGAACAAGATTTGAATGGGAAGGTAAAAGATATTCGAGAGAAGATTTTATACAATTTATTGGTGAAAATAATAAAGAAGAGGAAATTAAAGATTTAGTAAAACAGACATGGGATAAATTAGAGGAAGAAGCAAAAGTATTTAGGAAAGCTAAATATTTGACTGAGGAAACCTAAATATGCTAACGATTCGGAGTGATACAAGGAATCCAACCGAAAGACCTATTATAAGTTTAAAAGAAGATCCTTACCCATTGGGCATAATTTATGATATCATATCTGGGGAATTTAAACGAATAAAATCAATACCTTACACAAATTTTGAACTAGCATTAGCATTCATTAAAGATAAAGATTTAGATATAACTACTCAAATATCTGAAAAAGAATTAAATGATCTAATACAAGAAGCCTTAAAAATTTTATATGGAATTAATTAAAAAATTAGGTACAAGATTAAATAAAAATGGAATCAAAGAAAGTTGGGCAGTTTTTTGGTGTGATTTTTGTAAAAGAGAAGTTGAAAGACTTCTTTCTGATGGTAAAAAATGTAAATCCTGTGGGTGTTTTCGATATAAGTTATCGGGTAAGAGCAATACAAAACATAGTGAAAGTAAAACAAAATTATATGCTGTATGGACTATGATAAAACAAAGGACTTTAAATCTTAAAAATAAATCATATAAAAACTATGGTGGTAGAGACATTAATATCTGCCCTGAATGGGCAAATGATTATATTGTATTCAGGGATTGGTCATTAAGTAATGGTTATCAAGAAGGATTACAAATAAATAGAATAAATAATAATGGTAATTATTGTCCAGAAAATTGTAATTTTGTAACAGCTAAAGAAAACTCATGGAATACAAGAAGAATTGTTCTAACTTTAGAAATAGCTAATGAAGTCAGAAAGTTATATGCTACAGGGGATTATACAAGAAAAGAATTGGGTAAAAAATATGGTGTGAACTCTTCAATAATTTCTAAGATTATAAATAATAAAATATGGAGAAATATATGATCGGATATATAAATATTTTTAAATTTGATGGGGCTTTGTTTGGATCTGCAATATATGAAAAAGAAGAATCCGCTATAGAAACAGGTAAAAGCACAAAAAATTATATACAAACAATTAAAATAATACTTGATATACCTGTTAATAAAGAAGAGGTTTCAAATGAATGATTCTGTCGGAGCTATTGCTTTCAGAAAATATGGAATCCTTGTTCCATTACTCCTATCCCTATTTTTAGAAATCTTAAAATTAACAACTGATATTTTTCCTTATTCTTGGTTCTGGGTATTATCCCCTATATGGATATTTTTTGGTGGTGTTTTTGAATTAGCTCTTGTAGGGATTCTTCATTTAATAATTGGGGATAGAAAATGAAATTAATAAAGTATACAACAATGCTATCTACTGTTAATATAGTGGAACGAAAATATAAACTTCTTGGTTTAGATATACCAACAGTTTCTTGTGTATTTGAAAATAATGAAATAATGGTATTAAAAATACCACCACGTAAATGCTGGATATCAAGAGGGGAATATAAAAATATTAAAACAGAATATGGTGTATTTTATAAAAATTCAGGTGAAGTACAATTTGAGGTAAAAGAATGAAATTAAATTTTGTTGTATGGCTAACAGGACTTTCAGGGTCGGGGAAAAGTACAATAGCGGATTGGACAAAAAACTCTATACCATCTTTTTTTATATCCAAAAGAACAATGTTATAATTCTTGATGGGGATGAAATCAGAAAAGGGATAAGTAAAGATTTAGGTTTTTCTATAACAGATAGAACAGAAAATGTTAGAAGAATTGCTGAAATAGCAAGATTACTAATAGAACATGGATTTACAGTTTTTGTAGCTTGCATGTCACCAAAACTTGCTATGAGAGATTTAGCTAAATCTATAATAGGTGGGGAATCCTTTTTAGAAGTTTATTGTAATGCTTCTTGGGAAACTTGCAAAAATAGAGATGTTAAAGGACTTTATAAAAAATTTTATAAAGATGGTATAACAAATTTTACTCAATTTTATGAAGAATCCCCCCACATATTATGGCTACCTACAAATGATCGTTCTATTGCTTCTTGTGTAGAAATACTAATATATGGGATAAAAAGGAAATTTTTATGAAACCTGGTGGTGGAAAGCAAAAAGGTTCAGCTTTTGAACGTGAGATATGTAAAAAATTATCTCTTTGGATAAGCGATAATGAAAGAGATTCTGTTTTTTGGAGATCCGCCATGAGTGGTGGCAGAGCGACAGTAGGATTTAAAAAAGGGGTTGTTAGAAATACCCAAGTAGGGGACATATCCTCTATAGACCCCATAGGAAATAAATTAACTGATAAGTATGTAGTTGAGTGTAAATTTTACAAAAATATTCATTTGCAAAGCATGTTATTTGGCAAACCCAAAGAAAATTCTATCTATGAATTCTGGATAACACTAAATAATCAGGCTAAAAAAGCTGGTAAATATCCCTTATTAATTATTAAACAAAATGGAATGCCTACATTAATAGGGATAACACATGGGAATTTACAAAAAGTATTAAAAGAAGATTATGATATTATACCTATAGCTATTTTTTCTTATATGCTTCCTGTATGTTATTTATATGAATTTGAATATATTCTTAATTTAGTTGACCCCGCTATTTTGGAATTTAAACAATAAAAATGATTAAAAGTCTAACCATAAAAAACTTCCAGTCGCACAAAAATTCTCAATTAGATTTTTCTGATGGCATTAATGTAATAACTGGTTCTTCCAACTGTGGCAAAACTGCCATAATTAGAGCACTTAATTTTGTAATCACAAATCGCCCCCAAGGGTTAGCGTTCAAGTCTTCTTTTGCGGATAAAAAGGAAACTTGTAAAGTTTCTTTAGTAATCAATAATCAAGAAATTATCAGAGAAAAAAATACTTCAATTAATCAATATCAAGTAGGTGGTTCGATTTTTGATACTATAGGTAATGATGTTCCTTCTGAGGTTACTTCTGCAATAAATATGTCAGATATAAATATAAGTACACAATTTGAGAAACATTTTCTTTTAATGGACAGTCCTGGGGAAGTTGGCCGAACCATTAATAAAATTGTAAAATTGGATAATATTGATGCTTTAATTTCAAATATAACATCTAAAGTGAATTCTATTAATAAAGAACTTGAGATTAAAAAGAAAGATTTAGATAAACTTTATTTAGACCTTGAAAAATTTAAAG